TTGTCCTTCTCCTTTAAAAGTTCAAAGTAAGTTAACTCCAGTACTTCTACATCACGCCTGCAATACTTCTCAAGCAAACCCATGTGTGGCTGGTCAAACGGTAGAGTGCTCTTCTTGTCAAAAGAGAGTTTGTTGATCCTGTGCCAGACCCTCTTGTAATCTATCTTCTTCCTTCCTAGCCTGTTGCCCCAGCTTTCTAGACTGTGTCCGTTTTCTCGGTTTGGACTCATCAGCCTTGACATGACTAGGGTGTCTATGCACATCGATGGAGTTATCTTCGTATTCCAAAGCCTGTTCAAGATTGGGAAGTCGAAGCTGATTCCGTTGTGCGCTACTACTTGTGGTTGTGCCTCTAACATTTTTAATAAAGTGTCTGCCTTGTGATGACATCTAACTTCTCCGCTTCTTAGTTCCTTTGTTACGCATAGGTGGATCTGGCTCAACTGGGAGTTTGTCTCTATGTCCAGGAAAACTATCGACTTCTGTCCAGCTTGATTCATCTTCGCTCTTCTTTAGTAATTTGCCGTCATCTGTTAATAGGTACAACGTCAGGACACCACTCTTATTTATTACGCTTGTAACGCTTATCGGCTTCATTTGCTATCCTCCTTAACTCTGAAGCTGCTACCACAAATGCCTTCTGTGTATCATCCATCGTAGGCCACTGCTCAATCTCTGACATCAGTCTAAAGCAGGCAATACAATATACACCTGTTTTATCAACTTTGCAAATGGTTTTACACGGGCTCATTTGATAGTGTTCTTGAGGTTCATCAGTTCTGTATTAAGCCGAAACACCAAGGCATCTAGGGTACGATTTTCATCCTCAAGCCTTTCCATCCTAGCCCTCATCATAGCGTTCTCACGCTCTAACTCGGCACAGTAGGCAGACACATAAGCATCCAAGTCAGCCTTAGTTTTTATGTAGTCTAATGGGTTGTAGGGACTAAGTTCAACCTCATAGGGCACACCAGACACTCGTTGCTTAGACATTTAATCCTCCTTAGAAGCCAGCCAAAAGGCGAAGATAATGACAAATAACAGAAAAAGCAAGTAGTTAATCATTTTGTAGCCATCCAATAAAGACCTACGTTAGAAAAGGCATAACCGGCATACACCACCAGCAGAGCAATGTTACCCTTCATACCCTGCTCTGCGGCGATGTAGGCATAGATGCAGCCGGTTACGATGATCAGCCAACTGCTCATGCTTGCTTCAGCAGTGCTAGGCAGTCTTCAAGTGCATTCATCAGTGCCTGCCTTTCAGGATTGTGGGCATCAGAGTATTTTCCACTGACCTGCCTTAGGTCAATAAACTCTAGCACCAAGTCTTCCAGCTTCTTATCGATGCTTATAGCAGGAACGTTGCCGTCATCAGTAAAAATAAAACACTCAACATTACCACTATCGCCCAGTCCAACACAGGTATCCACCTCCAGTTCTAGTTTCATTTTAGATAGTCTCCATAGATTTTTAGAAAGTCCATTACTTCACGCTTTGCATCAGAGTCGAGCAAGTGCCCGTATTCTTCAGGATGATTAAACTTGCTAATCAGTTTAACAGCAACTTTGATCTGTGCTGTCAGTTCCTCGTTGACCTCTTCAACTTCTTTGACACGCTCTTCTAACTGCTCAACAGCACTGTAGTCAACGGTGTCGTAGTCAGCATCGTTCCAATAGTCATAAGAATATTCAGTCATTTCAAACCTTTCAATATTGATGATATAAAAGCAAAGCAACCTATTAGTAGTGCGGATGTCATTTTATCTCCTTTACCATGAGTAACAATAACCGTGTTCTTCATAAAAAGAATCTAGTTTGCTTTCTTCAACTATAAACAACTTATGATATTGATTAGGTTGAGAATAAAACCAATTATCATGTCGCCTACGGCATTCCTTTAACGATCCTTCGTAAATCTCAACCGCACAATAGTCGTCTTCGCCAGAATACTCGTAACCAATAAGAATATAAGTTTTTTTCTTAGTCATAGTGCGGCCTCCGTTATCTCATTCATGCGGCCTGTGTGCTTGTCGTAGAGAACGGCACAGGCTTTACCAGTCTCTCCGCTGTAGCGGTTCTTAATAACTCTAACCCTAGTGGTATTCCTCTCGATTGGGTCTTCATGCTGTGCTGCTCTTTCCAATCCTAACACCATATCAGCCAATTGTCCAATACTTGCTGAACCCCTTAATTGGGACAGGCTAGTGGCTGCGCCTTCTTCATGGCCTTTACCCTCTGGCCTGCGGAGATGGGACACCACAAACAAGGCCACGCCTGTTTCCTGAACAATCATTCGCAGCTTGGTCATAATCTCATCGATGGCTTTGCGCTCGTCTCCGTGATCCTGAGCAGACACCACGATAGAGACATGGTCTAGCAGAATGTACTTGCAGTCCAAGCCTTTGGCAAAGTATCGAACCCGGTTGATGATGTTGTCGATTGCGGTAGAGCCAAAGCAGTCATAAAAGAAAAGCCTATCAGAGCCAAGTGTCTTATCAAATGCTTCTTTCTTAGCCGATTCTGTAGCCTCAGTCTCTGCCAAGTGCAATGGCTTATTGATCGCCAATGACATCAGAGACAAGGCAGTCCGCTTAACCGACTCTTCGAGGAACATAATCCCGATGTTGTCCTTAGTCTCGCAGAGCAACTGCCAAATGACCTCACGAATAAACTGTGACTTACCAAGGCCAGAGCCGGCAGTAACCACCACCATCTCTTGTTGTCTGATACCGCCGGTCATGCCGTTTAGACCTGCATATGGATAGTGCGCCTGAGCCTTTGGCAGTGGCTGCATAACCAACTCGAACAGCTCAGAGCCAGCAACGATACCGTCAGGCACATAAGTCTCTGCCGCCCACCATGCCTTTACGAAGTCCGCAGATTTGTTGTCCTTCAGATAGTCGCAGGCATCCTTGTAGGGCTTCGACATCTTCATAATCTTGACCTTACTGCCAAACAGATCAGCAACGGCTAGGGCTGCCTCTTGACCAGGTTCATCAGCATCAAATGCGAGCACAACAGTCTCGAATGAATCGATGTACTCAAACTGTGCTTGACAGTCCTTCACAGCCGACTGTGCCCCGTTCTTGATGCTCACCACAGGATAAAGCGAGCCTGTCATCTGAAAAGCCGCCAAGGCATCTAATTCGCCCTCACAGATGGTCAGGTACTTACCACCGGCTGGATAGCGATTCTGCCCAAACAAGGTAGCCTCTTTAATGTTGCCTTGGCTTCGGAATTGCTTGTCAGCCACGGATCTGATCTTGAAAGCCACCTCAGTACCTCTGTCATCGGTGTAGGGGTAATAATGTTCTGTCCCTGTTTGTCTGACACCATAGGCTTCACAGGTAGCTTTGGTGATACCTCGCTCAGGTATGCTGAGGAATTGACCGCTAATGCCCTTTAGAGGCTCTACAACGGGTTTCTGTGTCATCGGTAGTACCTTACCCCTTCCTTGGTCAGAGAAGCCCTCTGAGAGCGTTTTAGAGGCTTTGTGGCACACGAAACAATAGGTGCTGTCATCTGAATAGACAGCCCTACCGTCTGAAGAACCACAGTCTGGGCATTCAGTGTGCCTAACGAACCTGTTTTTAGACTGTATTTGCATTGATCCTAGCCCTTTCCTCTGCCAATTGATCCAACACAGCCAAAAGTGCAACACAAGTGCCAGATTCTGGCTTAGTGCGCTTCAGAGCCTCATAGACATCATTGAGCAAAGTCTCGATGTCAGTAGAGCCATGAGCTAACAGGTCTACACAATCAGAAACACAAAACCAATAAACTCTTTCTAAGTCATCATTTTCCATTGAGTGCTACCTTTCTAAGTAGTTACCTATATAGTTAAAGAATTAAAATCTTTATTAAAGTCTTTTTCAATATAGACTATTTAGTTAATATAGTCTTTAATAGCAAGAATCGTGCCAGCTTTATCTATCTCGCCAAGGATCGTCATCAAAATCCTCAATGCCTGCTAAGGGGTCTAAATCGGCTTCTGTGCCTTCCTCGACTTCATCGGCCTCTGACATCAGGGAAACATTTCCAACGGCACAGAGGTCTGTTTTAATCGATTTTAGGCACTGTTTACACATGGACACATATTCCATAGTGTGCAACGACCTAATCGTCGTTTCATAGTCTGTCAATGCTTCATTGCAGGAACGGCAACGCATTAGGATGTCCCCTTTTTAGTGGTTAGGGCATCAAAGGCAGTCATTGATTCGCTAAAGTAGGTATCTCTGAGCAAATCCTTCTCATAGGCTAATTTGAGCCTTTTCTCATCCTCTGCCTTGACGATATGGTAGGCAAACTCGATCAGGGAATCTTGGTCACCATACCAATTGCCCCAATCACTATAGTCTAGTCGATCATCTAGGATCTCAACCACCTCTTCATTCGTTAATAACATAGTGCATTCTCCCTTTCTTGGATAAAATTGGACACTTTCGATTCTAACACAGCGTTATGCACAGAGGCAACAGCAAAGGCATCAAACCCGCCAATGTGCCACCTATAAGTCTCTAATGGGACATGGTCTAGCTTCCAATCGTACACAGTAGCGACTGAGCCATCTTCAAACTCTATAAACCATTCGGCGTTAGTCTTATCGCCTACAAATATGGTAGGCGCTCCAAAGGCCTTACAAAGGTCATCGTAGGTTGTCGTAATGTAGCCTTTCAAGCTTGTGCCATTGATACTCTCTGCCCTGCATTGCTTGTACTTCATAGTAAATCCTCCCAATTTTTAGCAATGTGAATTTCCCCGTCATAGTCTTCTGTAATGTAGTCTTCTGTGGTTTTATCTGCCCACTTGTAATAGTCCTCCATGGTCATATCTTCGATTCTATAAGGGCCACATATTAGGGCAAATTCATCCCCTACTGAGTCCTGATTAAACATTATACACTGTCCGATTAATACCTTCATTAGTAGTCCTCCCCTAGATCTTCTGAAATGTAAGCCATTGCGGAGCATAGCTCCGACCATTGATCGTCGTGGGCCTTGTCCCCTTCGGGTATACCGTAGGCCCTATAAAAGTGTAAAGCATTCCATATTAGGTCCAATTGCGACCTTGTATCGTTAGCAGTCATTTTATGCCCCTATAAGTTTAATCAAGGTCCCATGGCCGGAACACAAGCACTATTGCGACAATCCCCAATAGTAAAGCTGCCAGACTCGCTGCCAATTCTAACGTCATGATATAACCCCTATTTTAAGGCCAATATTAGCCCCATAGTGCCCCTGCTATAGAGACACTATAGGATAGTACTGGATCAATCTAACCTATCGCCTGCAGTGGCTTCTATTCCATTCTCCCGCAATACTTTAGCATATGCCCCGGCAAATGCAGCTTTACGGTCAACAGATTGTCCGAACACACCCACCCAATACGTCACACCACCGCCGTACATGGGACGCATAAGGCCTTGTTTTTTAGCCCATATTGCGAACGAGGAATTAGCAGGCCTTACAGTGACCCAGGCGAATCCGCAGGCCCCATCGTCGATTCTATCAATGGGAATTCCATTCTCAATAACGTGCATGGGAATGGGAATTGCATTCTTACCGGCCTCAATGCCGGCCCAATAAGCTTTTTCTACAATGTCCTGAAAAGCTTGATAGCGTGACATTCTAACGGCCTTTTCGGCCCTAATCTTTTCCCGAAGTGTAGCGTATTCCATATTAGATCCCCCTAGTTAACGAATTAATAATGCGATTATAAATATCGGCCTTCGATTTATAGTACTCGTAATCCCGGTCCTTTGGCGTGAAATTACGCCATTCGTTCCAATCGGCGTATTGAACGATATCGGCCCCTAGGTTATTCCAGCGATAGTGCCCTATAAATCCGGCGTGATTGTAATGTGCAATAAACCCTGAGCACAAATAAAGAAAATCATAGCCTTGTTTTGATAGCTTTTCGGGATCTTTTACGGCCTTCACCACGTTATTGACTATCGTGGTTTTCTGTCTCTCAGTGTACGGCGTAAGCATGGTAAACCCCTTGAAGTTAGAATTAAGCTGTAGCTTGGATTGGAATCATACGGGACAGCGAATCGATAACGAACCCCGAAGTATCTTTTTTAGCTTTGCCCTTAGCATATAGGGCCACAATAACCCCTTTGGGGTCGACGTGTCGAATGTCGCTGTTATCGCCGTCGATACATTGCAAGCCCATAAACGTAGCCGGAATGCTAGCACGTGTACGGAATACGGCAGCGATTCTCATTCCTTGATCCATAGCCTGAAGCACAAATTTTTGATACTTTAGGACCCCGGAATACGAGAATGTAAGGTCATAGTTAGCCGGAATGTCCCGCCGATTAGCTATTTTCGTGTAATCATAAAATTGGATCTCAGGGTATACGGCCATTAGGTTAGGATAGTCCACGCCGTTGACTGTAACGGGTACAGATTCCCACCTAATGTCACTGGTACCATTCAGGCGTACTAATGGAACCATGCCGGCCTTTTTAGCTTTACGGGCTAAGAATGCAATATCTTTCACCAATAACGCCATAAAAGCTTCACGATTGTTAAAGTATTCCATGGTTTTATTCAGGCGTGCACGTTGCACGTTACTCATAGCCCCACGTCCGGCGCTATATAGGCAGGCATTCTTGCATTCCGCAATTTCGGCCATTGAACACACGTTATAGCCTGAGATATCCGCAGGCGCTAAGTACAGAATGCCGGTCATGTAACCGTATTCCTGCCCCTTCACTGTCTTAGCGTTAGCATCGATTGTTAAAAGCTTTTTAGGCATTGTCATTTTTAAACCCCTTTTAAGTGATTAATAGAATTGTACTTATAAAACGTGTCCCTATACCCTTATACGTGAGAGAATCATACCTGAAAATCCCTAGGGTTACTTAAGTGCTTGATTCTATTGAGTTATTGCATTGCATCATTGGCATTAGAGAAAACCCTTAGAGACAGCCACAAGCCATCCCAGACTTTTGCACCAATGTTGTGCTGCAACATGGCATGGTTCTTGCCCTGGATCTAGGATGCACTAGGATGCACTAGGATGCACTATATTGGTGCAACATAGCCTCATATACTGCACCGCACCATTGCTGCATAGCAACACAGCCAGCGAAGTAAGCACTAACTAACTTGCTGCATTGCAACATAGGGGGGGTGGGGTAGTGGCAATGTAGATAATATTGTTGAACCACCACAGATACAAAAA